CTGTTCATGAAGTTCCGCGAAATGGCCAAAGAACAGTTCCCGAGGGCCGAGATAAAAGTCGTGAAGAGGGTGCATACTTCTGAAGGCATGGCAACACCGTCGGGTCCCGAATGGGACAGGAATGGCGGAAATCATGCTTATGAAAACAGCCAATGGGGTTCACCAGAAGAGATACTCCGTGATGTGCAGCAGACGCTAGAACGAGAAGTAGAATGGCCACTCACAGAAATCATGGATGCTGCTACAGTCAAGAAACTGCTAGCCCCGCTACAGCAGGCTATCGCTGCTAAGATCAATGAACTACCAGAAGACGGCGAGCTAGATGAGAAGGCTTCGAGGGCATTTTGCACAGACCCATCTATACCGAGGAGCAAGATGGGTGCTAGCAATCTATCCAGCTGCGTGAGCCAAGGATTCCTCTCACACAATAGCGGCAAGAGTGTTAAAGTATCTGGAAAGAGGATAAAGCTGCGTGGTACTAAGCTAAAAGGCGAGAAGTACGGCGGACCTAGGTCTTCAAAAGCTGGTTAAATCTTTTCCTTTAGGGCTTGATGATCAAACCCGTTGCCACACGTTTCTTTGTTACATATGATTGTTTCTCTAGGCCAAGACACGGGCATGTTGTATATGTTGCCAACTTCTCCGCCTTCGAAGCACCATCCTCTGAACACTTTACCCTGAGAATCGATAACGAAGGTGTCAATGCCTGCATGGCAGCGTTGTCCCTTGAAACTGGGCACTGGACGATACAGTTTATCTTCTGTGACTGGTTTAGGTTGATATCCGCCCATATCCGCATACTGTGCCCATTGCTTATCGCTATAGGGTAGATACATATTGCTACCGCTTCCGAAGTTGCTATAGAGCAGCTGAAGATCCCCCAGTTCAAATTCTTTACGTAGCTGCTTTACTATCCTTGTACCCCAGTTCCAGCTATCTTCACTGTTGGTCACAGCCACTAATACCTTTAGGTCTAGTTCGTAGTTTCCAGGATCATTTTTCAAAAGATCTATCACGCTGCGTATGTGGTTTACATCGCAGAATTCTTTATGCATGGTTATGACAACGCTGCCTAAATACCGCCTAGCATCTCTCCACCATTGGAGGCTGGCGCTACCATTCGTCTTTAAAACTATGCTCACGGGATGGTTATGCAACCTCTCACTTATGTAGGGAATCTTTTCCATGAGACTAGGTTCGCCGCCGATGAATTCAAACTGCACATCTCTGCCCAGCTCATCATAGTGTGCGATGATTTCCTGGCAGACTTCCAACAGCAGCTGATCGTCAGGGAAAGGTAGATTGCCTTTGCGGAACATTTCATGGCAATAGCTGCATTGGTAATTACAACGATTACCAAGCAGCCATTGCACTTTGGTCTTTGGTCGTTCTTCTAGTTCAAAATCTTCCATTGTCTATATAATTTAGCCAACTTTCATGTGGAACCTTCCACTCTTTCTTCTTGCGATTGCTCGCCAGCAGCCAATAGTTTGGTTGCTCGGGTTCGATCTTTGGACGTATCTTATGGTTGTTTCCCTTGTTGTTGTTACAGTCAGTGCAGGCAGTAACCACATTGTGCCAAGTGGTCTTGCCTCCTTTAGATATGGGCATGACGTGATCGATCGTGCATTGGCTAGGTAATAGCTCTTTAGCACAGTATTGGCAGGTATAGTTATCTCTGAGGAATACCCACTTGCGGCCAAAACGCACACGAGCTTTTGGACGCATGAATTCGTTCAGCATTATCACTGCAGGTACCTTCAGTGTGAGGCTTGGACTATGCACAGCCCAATCTTCGTATTCATGTATGACCCTAGCCTTGTTTAACCACACGTATCGGATAGCACTCTGCCAATCTATAGCAGAAAGTGGAACGAGACTCATTGGTTGTGCATCAGCATTTAGCAGCAGTGTATTTGACATTGTTCCTCACACGTATTTACTATACACATTATAACAGTTCTGTGACAATCGTCAACTTATATAAGAAAAGCTAGGATTTCTCCTAGCTTTTCCATAGACAATAACTATAGTGCGCTATGCGTCTTTAAATCAATATTTTTACTTCTTGTGTGATGTTGCGCCCTTGTTGACGAAATCATACATTTTTTCCGCAGTCTCTAGTACCTTTTCCAGTCCAGGAAATTCAGGCATACCGACCGTAGTAACGATTTGGTTTGTTGTTTTATCACGTTGTGCAGTCATTTCCCAACCTTGGAACTTAAAGTGGAAATCGTCTGCTACGAGTTCTTTAGCCATCTTCAAGATATCTGAACGTATCTCATAGCCGTTCTTGTTGAACTTTACTTCTGGTAGCTTAGGTGTTTCAAATAAATTTGTCATCATCTTCTCCTCTGTGTATGTGTGACTTTGCTAGTGTAGTGCATTAGCATAGGAAATGCAAGCATTTTATAGCGTATCTATTTATGCAGGTCATCCTTTTATATTAAAATATTTTCTCGAGTCAGTTCTGTTAAATACATCATAGGACTTATCATGAAAAAACAGACTAAATCAATCTTACAAGAACTCAACAGCTTCTCAACTAACCGAGATGTTGAGCTAGTTATAGAAAGCCGCGCTCTGCATGTTATCAACAGTGCTATAAACATACTCGATATGGTCAGAGAAAATTTCGATCAAGACACCGCCCTCGACCTTGAGAGGAGATTATTGAACAGCATACGCGGTTCAGATCCTGATAAGTTCCGCAGGGGAATAAGAAGGATCCAGGAAAGCAAGAGAGCAAATTCTCGATTATCTAGACTAGATAACCTTCCTAATATAGATTAAAAAAGACCTATATCCGTCTATTTTACCTCAGATGATAAATATTGCTAATGGATCCAATAGGAATCCACAAACATTAGGAGAGCTATAATGGCTAATACATATTCAGATCTAACAGCAACTTACATTGCTAGCAACTATCGTGAAATCCCAGGCACACAGAGCCTAGGTTCGATCGGTATCCGCGCACTAAACTTCTACACCGTTGCTCTAAGCGGCGTAGCAACAAGCTATACTAACCCTAACAGCACATTCGCACAGGCTGTGCTAGGTGCTCAGCGTGCATCAGAATTGTTCTATGTTGGTACACCTGCTAACGGCGCTTTCGTTATCGCTATCGCATCAGATAATGCAAACGCACAAGACACTAACAGTGACGGCTCATACACTATCATTGAACAGCTAGTACAGAGCATCAATGCTTACACTGGTGGTTCAGCTACTGTGTATGCTCTAAACATGACACCTGCTTCAATCGGTTATACTGGTTCAGCAACTGGTACTTTCGTGTACTAATAACTGTCATCATAAAGACACAAAAAGGCAGTTTTTCGGAACTGCCTTTTTTTATGGCTAACTAAGATTATGCAGCGTTTCATCATACGTACCCTAGTCGATATTACCAAGACCGGTATACATAAAGAGCTCCTAGATCCAATGAAGAAGAGCCAGCAAGATAACTTCCAGACGCTGTTACAGACCCTAGAGATGAGAGCTAACATCTATTTCGATAGAGAACCCGCCATAGTTGTCGCCGATTGGTCGCAGTATGGATATGGCAAGAAAGAAAGGACTTGGATATGGGAGATATATACCGAACAGGTCGATATCTTCAATTTAGACCAAGACCCCACAGGTGCGATGAAAAAAGACATCGAATTCATACCATTTACTGCGGGCTGCGAGGAAACTGCTAAGTTCAAACAATGCTTTTTTTCTCCAAAGAAAAAACCCACTAATATTCTATTCGATGTCGTTGGTAAATAAAAGCATAGGCAGATACCAGGCGTCATTAGGCTTTGAACAAAGGCAGCAACAAGAGAAACCGTTGCTAGGAGATAGATGACATGGCGCCACGCAAAGCCGTAACAGATTTTGAACACGAGAATTTAGCCCTGCACGTAGAGCTCTGCGGCGAGAGATACGATGCGTTAGAGAGACGCTTATCTAACATAGAGACCAAGGTAGAAGCTATCTATACAGCTATGACAGAGAGCCGCACTTCACTAAACAAGGTCATCATAGGATCAGCAGGAACAGTAGTAGCTGGATTGCTATCGACTATAATCGTGCTGCTAATGAAGATACACTAAATACCTTAGGGTGTATCACGATGAGATTTAAGGAATTCTCCAAGAGTACAGTAGATGAAGCTATACCTGCGGTCATGCCAAAGGATTTAAAATCTGTTGGACCAGGAGTTTTGCAGGCCACTAAGAATCTTTCACAGCAGATAGCGACCAAGTTGGCAGCTGCCGCAGGAACAGCTAAACCCGGAGCAACTGCTAAAACACCTCCAGAAGCGGGCACAGCGATCAGTCCAGGACCGACTACCCAGCTGACACCTACAGCAGTACAGCAAGCACAGGCGGCGGCAACTGCTAAAACACCGAAACCGCCAGAAATACCAGCCATTGGATCGCAATTGGTTCTTCCGGATAAAGACACCAAAAAACCAGCATCATTCACTATAAAGTCTATGAGGGGGAACGATATAGATCTAACTCCGGTTGGTGCTAGACCAACTGATCCTAAGATAGATGTCACGGTCAAGAAACCGGACCTACAGAGAGCATTATCAACATTGCAGGGAAAGACCAAATGAGGATCAGAGAACTATTACATACCGATGTCCTCATAGCTTTAACCAACGAAGAACACCGTTTCCTATCTCAACATAAGGGAAAACCAATCGAGATAGAATCCCTAGATCCAAGAGAATCTAGGGTGCTAGAAAACTTGATTTTGAAAGACGTTTTGTGTAAAGTAAACGATAGTCAGGCGATGGTAAAAGATCATGCTTCCAACTACACGCAAGGAACTAGCAAATAAGCTAGGGAACCTTTATAAATCAACTATGGATTCAGTGTTGGTTCCTATAGTAACTAACACCGGTATCATAGTGGGTGCTTATATGATCAAGACAGTAGAAGGTAAGTTTTCCGTCACTAGGAAAGGAAAGCTCTTGTATACCACCTTCTCCAAGAGTGCTGCACTGATAATCGCAGCGATGCTAAACAAAAAGGTCAGCCGATCTGAGATAAGCTATATACTAGAAATAGACAAAACCATAGATAGGTTGCGCAACGACCTAGCTATATTCAAGCATCATCATGACCTAGCTGCGTCTCGCAGCGATACTATACGGAAAGGAATAATGCAGGCTAGGTTTGAGTTTACGAACGAACAATACGAAGATGCCAAGGTTGAGCTGAAAAAATCTTATTCTAAATTATTCTGAGACCAAGATAAATAAAGCTAATAAATCAATACAGGAACGCAGTGATGAAAACCAATGACTTTTACACAAGACCAAATTCAAACGCACTGAACGAAGCCCTAAACAGCAAGTTCGGTGAGAAGCTCGATATAAAAAACTATAGCGTAGCACAGTTAGAAAAGGCAGCTTCTTTGATAGAAAACAAGATCACTGCTTTCAAAAAAGCTAATTTCAATGCAACTCTCAAAAGTGAAGAATTCCATCGTCTGAAGATGATGCAAGACGTAGTTAAAACAGCCCTATCTGAGAGAGCAGTTAGCAAAGCACAACAACGAGCAGCTGGAGCAGCATTAGCAGCCAAACGCGGCAAAGGCAAAGCTAAAGGAGCCTCAAAGGAAATGGAAAAGATGAGCACTAAAGAACTAGAGAAGTTCGCTGGCACCAAGCATAAGGGTCTACCAGAGAAGAAGAAAGCAGTCAAAGAAAGCATGCAGACTATGGCTGAACTAGCAGATCATCATGCATCTGAATACGCTAAGTGCCACAAGATGGGCAAGCTAGAGCATGCTATGCACCATAAGGCAAAATGCGAAGAATGTGGTGGTATGCTGTATCATGACAGCATGGGCGAATGCTGGATGAAGCATGCAGGGCTAAACGGAGGTACTCCAAAGATAATAGTAGTGCGTCCAAATGTGCCAGCAGGAACCAAGAGCGCGATAGGTAGCACACCAGTGATGACTGCCGAAGCAAGCAAGAAGGCAAAGCCAGATTTCCTAGACTTCGACAAGGACGGAAACAAGAAAGAGCCGATGAAGAAGGCCCTTAAAGACAAACAAAAGATGAAGGAAGCACTCGGTTCTATGAAGAACATCAAAAAGTCTTCACAGACTGCTGCACAGAAAGCAGCAGATGAACAGAGGCTAGCAGCGATGAAGCTGAAGCAAAAGAAAACTAATAAGATGATGAAGGAATCGATCGATACTTTCCTACTAGAAGGTGAAGAAGGCAAAGCTGAACTGATCATGGCTGTAAAGGACATGGTTGATAAGTTCACAGGTTGGTCAGAAGATATCGCACAGATGCAGGCACAGACCGCTATGGAGATGGCTGACAGCATCCGTGATGAGATGGGCAGTGATCAAGCACAACAGTTCACACAAGCTGTACAGCCCGCATTAGACGCTGCTTTCCAAGCGGTCAAGGCAGCACGTGAAGCACTGAACAATACTGTCGGTACACTGACTGGAGAAGGTGGTGCACCTATGGGAGCTGAACCTCCGATGGGTGGAGAAGAACCTGCACCTGCTCCGGACATGGACGCCGGTGCTGAGCTTCCGGAACCACCAGCAGAAGAACCAGCAGCAGAAGCTCCGCCAGAAGGACGTGAGAAGCGTGAAAGCGTCGAACGCACACGCCGTCTAGCACGTATCTTGTCAGGACGATAATATGAAGCTGTTCGAGGTTGATTCACCTGACAGCAATCTAGTATTGCTGCTCAGGAACCTAATATCACAGGCTGATAGCCAGAATCAACCCAGCTACCTGTCGTGGGAAGCAGTGAACAGCCTCATGCAGAACGTAGGTGACGAACAGTTTGACTACGACAGTTTCAAGACCAGCTACGATTCAAACCCCCAGATACAGGCATTGGTCCAGCGATTTGACGGCAACGGAATCGAATTAAAAACCAAGACCAAGAACCCAAAGACTCCAGACGGCAAAGACACAGGAGCAGATAACATCTCCAAGATGGCCAAAGCCGCAACAGCACGCCGCCAAAACGAATCAGAGATACGAGAAATAGCTGCGCTGTTTGAAGCACTTGCGCTCAGGCAGGTCATGCTAAGTGAAGGACGCTTAGATGAAGCAGGTGTATGGAATGCTGTCAAATCAGCAGTTGGTAAAGGCGTGGCTGGCGTAAAGTCAGCCAATGATGCTATCAACAGACTAGGGCAGTTAGCACAAAACACTGCACCTGTGCAGAACTTTGACAGCAAGGTTGACAGCATACTAAAGAACATAGGTTCCCGCAATCCACAGGTAGCAGAGAAAGCACGCCAGTATGGTGAATGGGCTAAGAAGAATCCCATCAAGCAGGGACTCATAATTGGTATGCTAACCGCTATAGCTAGTTTAGTGGCAGGTCCTGCAGGAGGTGCAGCAGCTGGTGCTGTCCTGAGAGCAGGCAACGAACTGCTCAAGGGAGAGAAGGCTTCTACTGCTATTGGTAAGAGCGTTAAAGGCGCAGCGTTCGGTTGGATAGCAGGAATGGGTGTCCGTGCGCTAGGTGACTTTGTAGCCAACATGCACATCTCTATGAATCCAGTCAAGGGTATACGGGATCTAATAGATATAAACTTAGACTACCAGAGGATAGAAACAGGTACTAGTGGTTTTGGTTCTGCTAATGGACACTTAAATGTAAAAGTTCCAGCCGATATGTCTAATAAGATACATTCACTTTTCAATCAAGGAGTGGCATTGGCTAGAGAAGGCAATTATCAAGCAGCACAAAATCAATTTAATTCATTATCACAGTATTTTGATGGCCCAGAATATCAAAAGAAATTAGCAGATATAATAGCGAATAATAATGTATTGCAGGGACAGAAAGATCAAATTTTAGCTGCCGCGAATCAGATGAGAGAATTTGCCAAAGGAATAGCATCAGCAGCACAAGGTGCTGCTACAGGAGCATCAGCAGCTAAATCAAAAACTGCACAAGCTAAACCAGCAGCACAGAATCCAGTAGCAGCTCCAGACAAGAGAGCAGAGCTAGAGAAGAGGCGTGCCGACATGCAGACTCGCCTGCGTCAGCAGGGCAAGATAAAGCAATAAGTTCTTGACAAAAACTGTTTTCTGTCGTAGTATAAAAAGATGACCTTATTAAAACCAAAATACGAATACGCTAAGATCAATCGGAAATCTGTAGATGGCAAGAGACTATACGAATGCCCCGACGGTAATGCTGTAGCCAGTGTTACAACTATACTAGACAAGACAAAAGACAAGACGCACCTCATGGAGTGGCGTAAGCGTGTAGGCGAAGCTAAAGCACAAGAGATTACAACAGAAGCAGCAGGGCGTGGGACACGCATGCATAAGTTCCTAGAGATATACGTAGAGACAGGCAACTGGCCCGAACCGGGTACTAATCCTTACTCACAGCAAGCACACAAAATGGCCGAACAGATAAGAGACCGGGCATTAGTAAATCTCAATGAAGCTTGGGGACAAGAAGTGAATCTATTCTTTCCGCAAATATACGCAGGTACTACCGACTTGGTCGGTCTTTACAAAGGTAATCCTTCTATCCTAGACTATAAGCAGACCAATAAGCCCAAGAAGAAAGAATGGGTAGAAGATTACTACCTGCAGTTAGTAGCTTATGCTGAAGCGCACAATGAAGTACACGGTACAGAGATACGCGAAGGACACATATTCATGTGTAGCCAAGACCTCCAGTATCAGCAGTTTGATCTTTGGCCCGATGAATACGACCACTGGAAGAACAAGTGGTGGCAGCGGGTGGAACAATACTATCTGAACAACTAAATACTGTAAACAAGAGGTTGTCAGTATGGCAGTAGTACAAATAAGTCGCATCCAAAATCGCAGAGGTTTAAAGAATTCACAGACAGGATTCCCGCAGTTAGCCAGTGGAGAGCTGGGTTGGGCTATCGATACCCAAGAACTCTATATAGGCAACGGAGCAGTAAGTGAAGGCGCACCTGCAGTAGGTAATACTAAGATACTGACAGAGCATGACGATATCTTCAATTATGTGAAATCATACGAGTATGCCTACAATAATTCTGCTATAACGACAGGTATAGGAAATTTCCCAACAGTTAGGACACTGCAGGATAGGCTAGACGACCTAGTGAGCGTACGGGCATTTGGTGCAGTGGGCGATGGCACTACTGACGATACGGTTGCGCTCCAGCGTGCTATAGATCAGCTTTTCTTGAATTCGGCTTCTAAGAACAGTTACAGCAGCCGAGTGCTGCTCTATATAGAGCCCGGCGAGTATATGATATCCAACACTCTACACATACCTCCCCATGCTCATCTCATAGGATCGGGCAGCAATAGCACGGTTATAAGGCATAAACCCATAACAGTAACTGGCATCATACAAACAACATCAACAACTACCACTGTTACTAACCTAAGCACTGTTTCTGGATTGAAAGCAGGTATGGTATTATCTACTAGCAGTGGTACTGGAAAATTCGGAGGCTATACTACTATCAGCAGTATCGATTCCGTAAACATGACCATATCGATAACCTCATCGAGCACTAATACCGTTGGACAGCTTACTTTCCTAGCCATAGGAAACTATCCTATCATGCAGATGGTCGATGCAGCCAGCACACCAGGTAACTACACTGCCTTTAATAACATGAGTTATCTACAGCGTCCCAGGAGGATATTGATACAGGATATGACATTATCTAAGTCTTATCTACCAACTGGTAATACAGCTAACCAAACATATACATTGCCGAATGGTACTGTGTACACCTGGAACGGTCTAGAGTGGGTCTGTACTTCGGCAGCAACATATGCTGACACCCCGATAGTATACCTAGACAACACAGACAGCTCAGTCTTCGAGAGAGTTTCTTTTACAGGTTCTTTCATAAACGGAAACAGTCCTGCACTGTATCAAGCAGGAGTGATCATGAGGGGGCTCAGTGGAGTCTTCCATCCAGAAAACGTGCTGTTCCACTATTGCTCATTTGAGAACACAGGTTATGGAGTATACAGCGAAAGCGACCATGATAATATCTCTTTCGATTCCTGCAAGTTTTATCAACTCTATGATGCGCTAAACATTGGCGGCAACACTAGCGGCAGCTTCGTAGTCAACACTACTGCTACCGCAACATCCAGCAGCGGCAACACGATAACAGTAGGATCAACTAATGGAATGTTCATTGGCATGCCTATATCATTCGCTGGTACGGTTAGCTTCGGCGGTATAGTTCTCAAGCAGACCTATTATGTGGCTAGCATTACTGGTTTAACGACTATAACTATAAGCAACATAGCAGGTGGGGCTACGCTGATACTGACTACTGATTCTGGTTTGATATCGTTAGTATCAACCAATGCGGTCGGGGCTAGCAATACCAAAATATCTGGATGCTATTTTGATCTCATAGATCGATATGGTCTTTGGGTCAAGTTAGGACAGGGCAACACATCGATAGGCAACAAGTATATGAACGTAGGGAACCTAAACGAAGGCTACGCTAATGCCACATATCCGATCATACAGTTTGATACAGACAATAACCAAAGCATAGGTGATTACTTTGATAGGAATACTAAACTGAAAGACCAGAACTCCTTTGGTTTAGTATCATTCGTACCTAACGTCAATGGATCGGGTTCGATAGCTGATGTGACTAATTTTAGGAAAGTACTGCCCAACCCAGCTAGCTATGTATCTGCTATCCCACAGCCTTTCTTCCGCTTGCCATTGGTAGGATCATCTAATATCGTTATGGATTATGTGATCAACAAGACCACTAGTGGCATAGCGATGAGGACAGGACGCCTACACATCACAGTCGATTTAGCTAATATCGTGGCAGATATAAATGATGATTTCAGCTATACTGGGGACAGCAGCGTAGAAAATGTTGCTTTCTCTGCTGAGCTTCACAACTACAATAGCGACGGAGTGACTTACACGTTGCTCATACTATTGTATAACTCACAAAATAACGGAACTGGAACTGTAAGCTATTCTTATCGTGCGCTGTCTCTATGATTTTCTTTGAAAGATTCGAAAAAAGAACACAGAATTGGCGAGAACTGAGGCAGGAGATAGAGACTGATAATCAGCCTCTTGATCGTGCGATACAGTTCTGGAACAAGGCTCCAATAAGTGCTAGGATCTGCGATCCTTATGATCAGAAAACATGGCCAGAGGCATGGCAGTTATTGGAAGAAAACAAGTATTGCGAATTTGGCAAGATACTGGCTATCTATTATACTATAAGCCTAACTGATCGATATGCTGCATCTAACTTTGAAATACAGATCGCACAAGATCGAGCTGGTCAGAAATTATACTATCTCTTGAAGGTAGATGACATGATCATAGGTTATGATTATAGCCGTGCTGTGCATCTGTCGGAGCTACCTGATACGCTAGAAATGCAGGGCGTTTTCCCAATGGAAAACGAGCAAGACTAATAAATATCAAATCGAAGGGAGAATGATGTATGGGTGGTAATGTTTTTGCAGATGTGGTTCCCTTTGATCATAAAGATGTTCCTGCTATATTAAAAGTCGTGAACGGTGCCCTAGAGGGCACAGGGATTCATGCAATCCCAGTCGGCAGTGCTGCCACTCCAAAACCAGGTAAGACCAGCGGAGATATGGATGTCATCGTCGATGAGAAATCTGTCCTAGACTATTTCAAAGCCAAGGATGCGAAAGCTGGTAGGAAGGCTCTGAACGATTATATAGCCCATAAGGGGCTAGAGACAGCACAGAGTGGTATAAACGTCCATGTACGTGTGCCTATAGGCAACGAGGCGCACCAAGTAGATATAATGGTCAGTGCTAACGCTGAGAAGATCAGCAAATTCCACACACACGACATACCATCTAATAGTCCCTATAAGGGAGTAAACAAACAACTGATGTTGGCCATACTTGCCAAGAGCAAAGGATATATGTGGTCGGCTTGGCAAGGATTATTTTCTCGGAATGCCGAAGGTAAGAAGGGAGAGTTCGTTACAGATGAGTTAGATGATATCGCTAAACACATCATAGGTCCTAGCGCATCAGAAAAGGATCTAGGGTCTGTCGAATCTATGCTAGCAGCATTACCTAAGGACCAGGCCGCAGCACTATTAGCTAAAGCTAAAGAAGACCCCAATTGGAAAGAAGTTCCAGTTAAAGAAAATTCATATGTGGTGGGATCGCAACCATGGTTCCGCTTTATGATGGACAGATTCTCCTAATTCCAAATTTTTTAATAGACTATCCTTGTCGAAAGACATATAATATATAATTGAAAAGGTAAGAAGATGAGTTCACGAATAACTGTCACTAAACGAGATGGAAGCAAAGAAGAGTTAAATTTAGACAAGCTACATAGGGTAGTTTTTTGGGCCACAGAAGGGCTTACGGGTGTAAGTGCTAGCGAATTAGAAATACGTAGTCAACTACAGTTTTACAACAATATCAAGACCTCCGATATCCAGGAAACATTGATCAAAGCAGCGGCAGATCTAATAACTGAAGAAACGCCTAACTATCAGTATGTTGCAGGGAGGTTGATAAATTACCATCTACGCAAGGAAGTGTATGGAGGTTATTCTCCATCGCGTTTGAAAGATTTAGTGACTAAAAATGTGAACTTAGGATATTATGATAATGAGCTCTTAGAGACGTACGATGATAGTGAATGGGAAAAAATAGAATCATTCGTAAAACATGATAGAGACATGGCCCTAACCTATGTAGCTATGGAACAGCTGCGTGGAAAATATTTAGTACAGAATAGGGTGACTGGTCAGATCTTAGAGACTCCTCAGGTCTGCTACATATTGATAGCAGCTACCCTATTTTCTAAATATCCAAAAGAAACCAGGATGCAATGGATTAGAGATTACTATGAGAGCATTTCTACCCATGACATTAGCTTACCTACTCCTGTCATGGCAGGTGTACGCACGCCTCAGAGACAGTTCAGTAGCTGTGTGTTGATCGAAACCGATGACAGCTTAGATTCGATCAATGCCACAACCAGCGCCATAGTCAAGTACGTTAGCCAGAAGGCAGGTATCGGCATAGGCGCTGGAAGGATACGTGCTCTTGGATCACCTATACGAAATGGAGATGCTAGCCACACTGGCGTAGTGCCATTCTATAAGATGTTCCAAGCAGCAGTGAGATCTTGTAGCCAAGGAGGAGTCAGGAATGGTGCAGCTACCCTTTACTATCCTATCTGGCATTACGAGGTAGAAGACCTTCTCGTCCTAAAGAACAATAAGGGCGTTGAAGATAATAGGGTACGTCATATGGACTATGGGGTTCAGTTTAGCAGACTGTTCTATCAACGTTTGATTCAAGGAGGTGACATAACTTTGTTCAGTCCAAATGACGTACCTAATCTCTATGAGACTTTCTTTAGCGATCAAGACAGATTCATAGAAATATATGAAAAGGCTGAGAGGAATCCCAAGCTACGCAAGAAGACGATGAAGGCTATCGATTTGTTCAGCGCCTTCATACAGGAACGCAAGGATACTGGACGCATATATCTACAGAATGTAGATAATGCCAACACACACAGCAGTTTTGATGAGGCTGTAGCTCCGATAAAACAATCGAATCTCTGCTGTGAGATCGATCTCCCAACAAAACCCCTAAATCATATCTTCGACGAAGAAGGACGCATAGCACTCTGCACACTGAGTGCCATTAACTGGGGCAACATCAAGGACCCAAGAGATTTTGAAAAACCATGCATGTTAGCAGTACGTGGATTAGATGCTCTGCTGAGCTACCAAAACTATCCGGTAAAAGCTGCTGAACTAGCGACTAAGGAACATCGTCCACTAGGCGTAGGGATAATCAATCTAGCCTATTGGTTAGCGAAGAATGACTTCCGTTATAGCGATAACAGCAGTTTAACTAAGCTAGACGAATACATGGAAGCTATGAGCTATTATCTCATAAAAGCAAGCGTTGATCTAGCCAAGGAACTCGGACCTTGCGATAAGGTGCAGGATACGAAATATGCTAAAGGTATAGTTCCAATCGACACACGCAAGAAGGATATTGATAGTCTAGTACCGCATATCGAACGCATGCCATGGGGTGAACTAAGAGAAGAACTAAAGCAGCATGGTATACGCAATGCCACTCTAATGGCTATCATGCCTGCTGAGACTAGTGCCCAGATAGCAAATGCTACCAACGGTATCGAACCACCCCGTAGCTATATCAGTGTTAAACAAAGCAAGCATGGTGTGCTCAAACAGGTAGTGCCTGAGTTCCGCAAGCTGAAGAACAAATATGAACTGCTCTGGGATCAGAAGAGCCCAGAAGGCTATCTCAATATCTGCGCTGTATTACAAAAGTATATAGATCAAGGTATATCAGTCAACACTAGCTACAATCCACAGTTCTATGAGGATGAGAAGATCCCTATGAGCGAACTGCTGAAGCATGTGCTGAATTTCTATAAACTAGGTGGAAAGCAACTATATTATTTCAACAGCCACGACGGGCAAGGTGAGATCAACGTCAGCAAGATGGTCGAGGAACCTGTTTTGGTTGACCAGTACATCGATGAAGCTAACTGCGAATCTTGCATTATCTGATAAAATATAGTATTATACACAGTGAGGATTTATAGATGAGCACAGTCTTTGATAGCAATAACCATCAAGATCATACTAAAGCATTAGCCTTTTTAGACCCTAGTGGTGGCGTTAGTATCCAAAGATACGATACTATGAAATACAAGCAGTTTGACAAGCTGACTGATAAACAGCTGGGATTCTTCTGGCGTCCAGAAGAAGTTGATATCCTGCGTGATGCCAAGGACTTCAAAGATCTAACCACCCACGAGCAGCATATCTTTACTAGCAATCTCAAGCGCCAGATCCTGCTAGATTCAGTGCAGGGCCGCGCACCAATGGTGGCCTTTGGTCCTGTCTGCAGCTTACCTGAGCTGGAGAGCTGGATCGTGACCTGGACCTTCTCGGAGACCATCCACAGCAGAAGCTACACGCACATCATCCGCAATGTCTATGCTAACCCTAGCAAGGTCTTCGACGAGATGATGGATATCGCAGAGATCGTTGACTGCGCCAGCGACATCAGCAAGTGGTATGATCGACTGATCGCCTTCAATAATAACATGGCTACAGATCCCGTAGCCTACAATGGACTAGGTACACAGTATGATCACAAGAAGGCGCTGTGGCTTTGCCTCATGAGCGTGAACATCCTCGAAGGTGTGCGCTTCTATGTCAGCTTCGCCTGCAGCTGGGCATTTGCTGAGGTCAAGAAGATGGAAGGCAATGCTAAGATCATCAAGTTTATCGCCCGTGACGAGAACCTGCACTTAGCTAGCACACAGGCCCTGCTCAAACTGCTGCCCAAGGACGATCCCGACTACGCACAGATCGAAGTTGAGTGCAGGGATGAGGCCATCAAGCTGTTCGACGAGGCCGTGCAGCAGGAGAAGCGTTGGGCCGAATACCTATTCAAGGACGGTAGCATGATCGGACTCAATTATCAGCTATTGGCTGAGTATGTCGAATGGATCGCTAATAAAAGGATGACAGCGGTAGGCCTACCAAACAAGTACAGAGGCGGTAGCAATCCTCTTCCATGGACGCAGAAATGGATCGCAGGGGGTGACGTTCAGGTCGCTCCACAAGAAACGGAAATCACTAGCTATGTGAACGGTGGTGTGAAGCAAGACGTAGATGAGAACAGTTTCAGTGGATTTAGTTTATGAAAACATGGAGAATATGCGATATTTGTAATTCTACTAAAAAATATAACAAGAAACATGATGCTTACTATTGTGAATCGTGCGATATGTGGTTAGAAAAAAACTGTGATGATCCAAACTGTGACTACTGCCATGACCGTCCAGAAAAACCAAGTATGTTAGAAGAATATGTAAAACATAAGGAGGACCAATGATTACAGTATATACAAAACCAGATTGCCCATTTTGCGATCGAGCCAAATCCTGGCTTGAGATGAATGATTTAGCATACGATACTATAAACGTGATGGAAGATAGCGAAGCATTAGACTTTATCAAGGGCAAAGGACACAAAACAGTTCCGCAGATATACCTAAACGGAGAACTATTCGTTGAAGGTGGGTACACAGGATTATCCAAGCAGGATCCACAGATACTGCGTGAACGCATGGAAAAAGCACAATGATAGTAGAGAAATTCATCGTAGGAAAAATATATACCCTAAAATTAGTTACAGGCGAAGAGATCATTACTAAGATAACAGAAGATGCTGCTCTGAGCTATAATGTCAGCAAACCCCTAGTACTATCGATAACCGCACAGGGAATGGCTATGACTCCATTCTTGTTCACTGCAGAAATAAACAATGAAATCACTATACCAAAATCTGCTGTGATAGCTGTAGCACCAACTGATAGCCAAACCGCTGGTCAATACATAAAGGGTACTACTGGCATAATCCCAGCTAACACCGGCACTATAAGCAAATTAAAATAATCATCCAACGAATCCGGTAGATTCGTTTGTGACTACGGTAGTGGCGCCACAGACACGAGAATCGTTGTTCCTGTGTGCGCCTTTTCCATATGCGAAAACCGTTCCGCTATAAGAGGTGCTATAAGGATCACAGTGCGGTGGACCAACATCTGCACAAAGGCTATCAGCACTAGAGTCTGTCTTTCCTACGATCACTGGTATTCCATTTACAAAAACAGTTCCGGGTGAAGAATCACCGCTGAGGGTAAGTGCCCCGCCGCCGTGTGAATCATTATCTCCTACTACTGCCCATAGCTCTGCCATCTGTTTCCTCCTTGGTATTTATTTGAAAAAGATGGCTTGATAAATATAGTCATGACCGGTAATCCTATATTTCAAAGCACCACAGCTTACACAGATAACCTATATCGTGTAGATGTCGAGGGGTTCGGAGCAGGATCTCCCTTCGATATAACAGCAGCCGAAAAGGCAGCGCAGTACGATGCTAACAAGATAGCTACTAGCAAAGGATTCAAAGTGACAGGACAATATACATGTCCTGTCGCTGGCCAAGAAGGCAATTTCACTTTCCCTCAAACAGTCATCACAGTTGAAGGTATACCGGCCACGCCGCCGCCTAGTGTTCCGCCAACTACTATCACTACTAATAGCCAAATAAGCGATGCCGGAGGGTTAGCTAAAGCACAAGCAGACGAGAAGGCTGCTAACACAGGTAAGGCAGAAACAGTAGTGGTGAACGGTACTTCAGTTACTTCACAACCGCCTGCTAGATCAACTAATATCGCACAAACAGCAAGCGGTAACCCACCAGCAAATGTTCCAATCGAAGGAAGGCAGATATCTAGGAACGTAACCAATGCCCTGATACAGAGGAACAACGCTAACGCCAACGACGATCCAGATGATCCAGGACAGAACAGCCCGGGCAATCCAAAATATAACGTGCAACAGTTATATGGTACCCTGAGGAATCGCACTGCCCAGATACCTGGCATGGAAGCATTGATGAGAGACGTGCCTAATGCGGCTCTAGGAAAGACACTATCACTGCTGCCTCCTATATTCAGTTCTCTGATGCCCTTGGGGTCGATATTAGGTGTTGCTTCTAAATTGCCACTGCCTCTGAATTCATTAGCTTCATTAGTGGGAGGCGCGGCACTAGGGTCAGCTGCAGGAAATGCTGTCCGTTCTCTAAGCGGTGGAGTAACAGCTGTCCCTGGACTATCTGGCATGCTAGGCGCGGTTGCAGTGACTAGTGCAGCTAATACTGCTGGCGCTAGCATAATAAATTCTTCTACAGCAGCTACTATAGGAAGCGTGTTAGGAACAGTAGCAAGGGTAGGATTAGTCAAATCGGTAACTACAGGAGTACCCCTGAGCTCAGCAGTGTTAGGTGTAGCTACCGGAGTTGCCCTAAAGTCTTTTGGTAATAGCCTATCTATTCCTACTAGCATATTAGGAACGTCGGGTAGCACTGGTCTATCAGCTATAACCAACATCCTAGGCTCTACTGTGAGCGGCAGGATACCTATATTACCTACTAACTTATCCCTACCTGGAGTTACAGGACTCAGCGGTCTAGCACAGAACATTTCTCCGGGTCTAGCAGAGAACATGATACCTCGTAATCAACTAGGTAGCCTATTACCAGGAAACCTACAAAACCAGATACAGACTGCTGTACCACCGAGGGTAACTACTGGTGGTGTGCCCAATGATGTTGAACAGCGGGGCAGAGAAGCTCCTGAGCAATCTCCAGGCCCAGTCCCCACTGGGGCAAAACCAGATGAGAAACAACCATTGCTCACCGGCAGGGTAAACGGCAGGATACCCTATGAACAGCGAGCTAGTGATGGTGGCATAACTCTAGGACAGATGAGCATAACTGCTGTGTTTAAACACAACATTGTAGACCAAAACGGATTGACCGTCGATCAGATCATATATAATCTCTCCTGGATAGCACAGAACATACTTGATCCTCTGAAAGCCGCATTTCCGGGCATGATAATAACCTGCGGGTTTAGGGGGCCAGGCGGAACCAATCCAACAGGAGATCACGGTAGAGGAGCGGCTTGCGATGTAAGCTGGGGCAATGGGCAGAGCCGCAAGCATTACGAGATAGCTAAATGGATAAGGCAAAACAACATCCCGGTCAAACAGTTGATACTAGAAGGCACTGGAAGGTCTGATTGGATACATGTGGCCGGCGGGCCTTATTCAAAGAGACCAGACTATGGCGATAACAGAGACATGACAACATGGACTGGTGGAGCACCATATTCCAAAGGACTTATCGCTAAAGCATAAATTTAATTATTGACAGTCATATAAAACTCTGTTATAAATACTATACTGTTGTTGATAGCAATGGAATAAGGCGGCAAGACCCGGGTTCAAATCCCGGCAGGTCCACCAAGAGCACATAAGGAGCATACGAATGTGCTGTTGATGGGCCTGACTTGGGATCGATTGGTGCTGTAAAGATTGAAGTAGACAGTCCGGCGAAAGCTCGGTTAACGCAATAAAACTAATAATTGCTAACGACAACGTTGCAACTTATGAAATGGCTCTAGCAGCTTAATTTCAATGCGCCCGGGGGAGCGTGGA